GTGGACTTTTAAAAGTTTCAGCAACTAATGGTGGTTCTGATGTAAACATAACTGATACTGGAACAGCAGCAGCTCCAAATAAGTTTGAAGTGTATTACAACGATTACGCTTCTGTTGGGCAAGTTCAAAACTGGTCTTTTGAGATTTCTAGGAGTGAAATTGATGTAACAACAATTGGTCAATCAGTTGGTCAATATGCACCATTTAAAACTTATATTTCAGGTTTTGCTGATGGTGAAGGTTCTGCCAGCGTGTATATCACCAATGAAGATTCAACTTTGGCTAATCGTTTAGTTGAAGATGTTATTCAGCGTCAACAAGACGGAGCAGCATTTAAGCTTTATCAAGATAAGCAAGGTACAGAAGCATTAAGTCGCAGTATTGCTATGGATGCTGTTTTGCTTTCTGCAAGTTTCTCTGTTAATCCAGATGATGCACAGATGGTTGAGGTTAATTTTAGACCTAACAACGTACCAAGCTTTGACTTTAGTACTACTTCATAATCGGTTTATACCCCTTTGCCTTATTGCCGAGGGGTTTTTTATTGTCTAAATTTGTATATACAACCCCGCTTATTTGAAATGGCTTCACCAAAGGCAAAGCTAAATCCATTAGATCGGCTAAAAAAAGCATCTAATTTAACTGCTGAAAAGAAAGTCGTAAAACTAACAGATGGTACAGTTTTTGAGTTTTGGTGTGCTCCTATGACAATGGCTGAGAGGGAGCAAGCAATGAAAGGAACAAAAGATGATGCTAATGCTTTTGCTATTCGTTTATTTGTTCGTAAGGCTGCCCATGAAGATGGTCGAAGGATGTTCGCAGCAGGTCAAATTGATGAGTTAAAGCATGAAGTTAGTGCAGAAAATATGGATCGTTTAATGCTTGCAATGTTGCCAACAACAGAAGAAGAGGATGATCTTGACCCAAAAGAATAAAAGAAGCTCTTAAAAAAGATAATTTTTTACAGCTTCAATTAGGTGTAGCAAAAGAATTGGGTTATACCTTGCAGGAATTAAAAGTTAAAGTCACGATGGAAGAGTTATTTTTATGGTCGGCTTATTTTGATCTTTTAAACGAGGAACAAGAAAAGAGAATAAAGAGGAGCAAATACAGCTAAGATCTACTTATAACGAAAAGCAACCGTGGCTTTAGCTTCAGTAAAACTTGAATTACTTACAGGGCAAGCGGAAAGGTCTGCAAAAAGATTGCAGTCAAGAACTAAAGAATTATCAAATAGGTTTGAAAAAGTAAAAAATCGTTCTAATGCTGCTGGAAATAAGATTCAGAAATTTGGCAGACAATCAGCAACAGCTAGTAAAGGAGTAAATAAATTAGGAAGAGCAATTAGAGGGCTTTTTATAGGTTTATCGGTTATACAAGGTTTACGGTTTACATTTATGAAGACAGCAGAGCTTGAGACACAAAGAAAAAGTTTAGAGGTGTTGACAGGTTCACTAGAGAAAACAAATCAAATTATTAGAGAGTTACAGGACTTTGGTGCTGTTACACCTTTTACAAGTAGTGACTTAATCGAATCAGGAAAAAGATTAAAAGCTTTTGGAGTCGAGACAGAAGAGATAGTTGCTGTTACAAAACGGTTGGCTGATGTTGCTGGAACTGTGGGACAACCTTTAGGAGAAATTGTTGCTGCTTATGGAAAAATTCAAGCTAGAGGAAAATTGACATTGGAAACGTTAGAACCTCTTCAGATAAGAGGAATCAACATAACAGATGAATTATCAAAAATGACAGGTTTGTATGGCGATGAGCTTACGAAAGCAATGAGTAAAGGAAAAATAGGTGCTGGATTAGTTGAGCAAGCGTTTAAAAATTTAACAAGCGAAAGCGGACTTTATTTTGAAGGAGCTATTAAACAGTCTGAAACTTTAAACGGTAAATGGAGCACGTTAGTCGATAATGTTGAAGCTCTTGCTAGAAATTTAGGTAAATTTTTATCGCCTGTCTTTAAATGGATAATTGATCAGTTGAATGAAATATTATCAACTTTCAATAAAGTTTTTAAACTTTTAAGTGATGCACAAATTGGAGCATCTAATAGAAATGTAGGTTCTGCCGCTTTCAAGTCACGTTTAGGTATGCAGTCAGACGCTGTGGCTGACATAACTAAAGCAGTTAGTTTATTAGATACTTCTTGGGTAAAATCTGAACAAGATGCTCAAAAACTTTTAGAACAATTACAAAGAATTTCTGATGTTATAGAGCTAGTAAGAGGTCCTGATAGTGCAAAGGTCTTAGAGGGTAGAGGTTTGCTTGATCCTCTCCTAGAATCATCAAATCAGATTGATACAATGGTAGAAAAAATTAGAAAATTACAATTAACTTTTAAAGGAGATGGCAAACCAATTATTACGCCTGAGACAGTTGGAATCCCTACTGTTTTAGATGGTATTGATAAAGTTGGAGTAAAATGGGAGCAGATTAGAGAAACGATTGCTAGTGGTTTAACAAGTGCAATTGAAGGGTTAATCTCTGGAACTAAATCATTAGGTGAATCATTAGCTGGAATTGCAAAACAGATTGCAAGTATGTATTTAAAATCTGCAATATTAAGTTTTCTTCCTGGTCTTCCTGCTGCAACACCAACTGTTACTAAAGCAGAAGGCGGACACATGGCAAACGGAATAAAACCGTTTGCTTCAGGAGGCATGGCTACAAAGCCTACCCTTGGTCTTATAGGAGAAGCTGGTGAGGATGAGTATGTAATTCCTGCCTCTAAGATGGCTGCAAGTATGCAACGCTACTCAGCAGGTGCCAGAGGTGAAGCTGTTATCCCCGGAACTGGATCTTCTTATGCAGGTGGAGGTGCAGGAGGATCTACGACTGTTAATTACTCTGGGCCTATTCTTAACTTTAACTCTGAAGAATTTGTTCCTAAGTCTGCCATTGGTCAGATCATTAATAGTGCAGCAGCTAGAGGTGCTTCTGCTGGTGAAGCTCGTACACTTTCATCTTTAAGAAATTCACGTAGCAGGAGGTCTTCATTAGGATTATGAGTCTTGTTGCATTAACTAATTTTATTACAATTACAAAACCAAACGGGTCTGTTGCTTTCTCTCCTACACAGTTTCAAAACGGGAAATATGATGAAGTTGTTTATGGTTACAGTTATCTTTCTTTTATTTATCAAGGTGCAACACGAAGTCGTTCTGGAGATAATTTAGAGTCGTCTTTAATACTTGCTAATAATGCAATTAGCATGAATTATGCACAACAAGCAGTGATAAATAAATATCATATAAAAGTAGAAACATATCTAATGAATGATACTTTTTCTGCAAAAAAAGAAACAATACCTATTACAAGCGAAGAATGGTTAGCAGCTTCTTTAAGTTATGATCCTCAAACTATTGAAATTTTACTTAGTTCGGCTATTGATGCTGTAGGGGCTAATGCTCCTAATAGAGTATTAACAAAACGAATGGTTGGAACTTTGCCAGTAACAGGACAAATTCAAGCACGTTGAGACCTGATCAATTAATTGGACTTCCTTATCGTTTAGGTGCTGATCCTGAAAAACATGGAGCTGGTGATTGCTTATCTTTATGTCGAACAGTTTTAAAAAGTTATGGAATAAGTTCTCCAGAGCCAGAGCGTTCTTGGTATCGGAGACTAAAGAAAAAAGACTATAGTATCTTTTTTGAAGAATTAAATCGGTGGGGAGTTGATTCACCCCCTAAACTAGGAGCAATTGCTTTATGCAAATCAGATGATGGTTATGGCATGGCAGCTTTTTATGAGGAAGGATGGCTGAGTTACCGAAAGACATACGGACAGTTGGCGGTGAACTGGTGTCCCATAAACGGCCTTACGGTAGAAGGTTGTTATTACCAACGGAAGTTGAGCTGTGTAATGCTCTTGGATTAAGTGAAGACGAATATTGGTTTTTTGAAGATACAGTTGCTTTTTATAACAAACAAAGACCAAAAGGATATGAATTAATCCCTGATATACAAGCAGGAAGTGTTTTAGCTATCACTATTGGTAAAACAACTGTAGGTGCAATATTAGGAAAAGTTGCTATTGCGGCGGCTTTAACTGCTGTTGGTTATTTGTTATCGCCTAAGCCTAAACCTATAAAACAGGGGACTTCCCAAACAACAGAAGCGGCAATAGGTAATCAAAGATTTGCCCCCCAATCTTCTTTTAATGCTGTTCAAGAACTTGCCGTTTTAGGCAGTGTTATTCCTTTAATTTTTGCTAATCGAAGAACTGAAGGTGGTCTTACTTATGGTGGAGTAAGGGTTAATTCACAACTTATTTGGTCACAACTTTTAAGCCTTGGGAAGCTACAACAGCTAAAGGCAATGGCTCTATTTTCTCTTGGAAAAATTCAATTTAAGCCAGATTATGAAGGTTATGCAATTGGTGATATGTTGCTTAACTCCTATAACAGCAGCAAAGTTGCTCTTTATTTTAATGATGGAAGTAAATCTGATAATAGATTAGATAGCACTAGCAAATACGACGAATCAAAACTAGATGAATCAATTTTAAGCTCTGATCCTTTTTCTATTGAAGCTCCTGATGAAACAGGAGATCCAACAACTTCTAAAGTTACAAGTAGCACACGAAACCCTACTACTCAAACTGTTTTTGGTCTTTATGCGCCAATGCCTAATTGCAACTATTACAGGTTGCCTTATCAGTTAATTAGAGCACCTAGAGGCTCAGAAAATGCTGCAGCTAGAGATACTTTAAGGAAACGTAAAAAAGTAGAAATAGCTAAATGGCCTGTTCGTGCTGGAATTACTACAGCTAGTGATGCTGGAAATTTAAACAGTGAAATTAAATATCAAGTTTTAGGTGCAAAAAAAGATGCTAGTGACGAAGCTGTTGGTAGACAAAAAGTTTACAAAAAAGATGATGAATCTTTTGGTTATCGGCCTCATGGCGTTGAAGATATAGACACAGCAACAGGTTCAATTCGAGAAACTGCTGATAATAATCTTGCTAAAGGCGAGTCTTATATGATTGGGACGGCAATTGCTAAATGCTCTAAAATATCAACTTCAATTCCTTATACTATTGATCAGTCAAAATTATATACTTTTAAAGTTATAGAAAAAGGAGATATTGATTCTTTTGATAATTTAAGTTTTCATACTGACAACCCAAGATGGGAACATAATGATTCTAAAGCTTGGGATATAAACGGAAGAAAAATATATTATCAACAGAGAGGTGTTTTACCTAATACAGAAAATAGACAACTAAAAGACAATCACGATGTATATTTAATTCAACGATTAGCACTTGGTACTGTTACAAATAGTCGGAGTTGTTGGATTACGGAGATAGGTATTAAATCTAAAGTATTTAAAAGGATAAATTTTGCCAATGTTAATAGTCAACCTGACGAACAAGCATTAGACCGAGCATGGAACGATAGAACTCAGATTCAATTAGGTCAGATGGATCTTTTTGCTGCAAGAATGAGCTTTTTTAAATTACAAGTTCGAGAAGCTGGTTCAAGTGCTAATTGGATAGATTTAATTAATACTATTTCTTCCGATCACACTGGGTTATTTGCTGTTAGAGGTAATACTAATGAATTTCAATATAATTCTATTTCTATTGCACATCCTGATAAGAAGCAATATGAATTTAGATTTAAACCTTATCCGGGCAATTATATTACGAGAGACCGATCAAAAGTTGGTCAGCAAGTTAATCTTTTACATGCGTCAAATAACGAACAAAATCAAGGTATCGAAACTTTTAGTTCTAATGGATTTGTTGTTAGATTTGCTGGAGATGAAGATTATCATTTAACTGATACTGTATTAAGTAATCCAGAATGGAAATTAGGTGATCCAGACGAAACTTTTTACACAGGAAAAGTTGAGACTTTAAAAACAACAGACGGTCTTTCTCAATGGATGAGTAATGGTGGAGCGTTCCAAATACCAAGCTCACAACAATGGGTTTTAGATCCTAATTTTACTGATTATTACCAACCTAATAGAGTTATTTTTTACGTTGAATGGACTGATCCTACAACTGGTGCTTATGCGGGTCATGGTTGGGGTCTTTGGTGGGATATAAGTAGAGATAGTGGTTACTGGGGTGGTCCGAATAGCGGAACACCAAGAGGAAGTGGGTATTGGCCTAATATCACCTTTTACAACGATTGGTTTAATGACGGAATAACAAGTAAATTTGTTGCTTCTCTAAATGCTCAAAATGGACATCCTAATGATGATCCAACAAAGTTTTATATTGACAAATATGATTTTAAAGACGTTCCAGCAGCTAGTCAAACATACAGCGTGTCAGTTCAATATGCTTCTGGTACTTCTGGTGGTGGTTCGGGTTTAAAAGTTAATTTAGAAGTATGGAAAAAAACAGTGACAGGTGGTAATGACTTAATTGCTGCAAGATGGACTGTTGACCCCAGCAATATGGGAACGGGTTATGTTCCAGACGACAAATTGAAGATACCTGCTACAGGTGATTTTCCCGGCATAGATAATTTAGAAATTCAGGTGAACAAAAAAACAGAAAGCATTTTGACAGAAAACTTAAATCCTTATGATGTTGTAGCGGATTGGACTCCATACGAAGGAGATCAACCTAGTCATCAAGATGGACCAGAGCATGAAATTTGTTTTGTTAATGAAATAACGACTCTTTCAGAAGCCGTTCAATATAGTGATTTGGCTTATGCAGGTATTCGATTAAATAGTTCAAAAGAATGGACAAATTTTAGTCAACTTTCTGCTTACTTTAAGAAAGGCATTAAGGTTAAAAATCTGGTTAGTGGTGGTTCTGATACAGCAACAAATTTATTTCCAGAAATAGCTTATGCGTTATTAACAGATGCTAATTTAGGTGCTGGTGATTTAGTTGGAGCTGATTCTGTTGAGTTGAAAGATATGAAAATAGCTGCTAATTATTGTAAGAAAAATAGATATTTTTGGGATGGAACGATTACGGATAAATTAAACTTAAGAGAATTTCTTTATCGCCATGCTGGTTATTGTTTGCTTGATTTTACAATTATTGGAGGAAAATTTAGTTTAATACCAACATTGCCTTATAACGATGATTTTAGTATTAATCATGGAGTTAATATAACAACAGGTAAAAAATCTATTTTTGATAATAATTTAAGTAAAACAGGTGATGAAAACTATGTAAAAGCTTTATTCACTGATGGTAACATTGCTGATTTAAAAGTAAGTTTTTTATCTCCTGAAGAGCGTCAAATGGCGAAGGCAAATGTTCTTTTGCGTAAGGAAAAAGAAAATGGTTTTCCTGAAACAATTTCAATGCTTGTTAGTCTTTTAAAAGAATATGATGCTACAACTGAAACTTTTAAATCAAGAGATCCAGAGAATGATCCAATAGAAGTCTTTGACCTTTCTGGTTTTTGTACATCAGAAAAACAAGCTTTAGATTTTGCTATGTATGTATTAAAAACAAGGAAAGAAGTTGACCATGGTTTAACATTTCAAACAGCTCCACAATATGTTATTGGTCTGATTCCCGGTGATTATTTCCGATTGGTTTCAGAAGCAACTCATACAAGTCGTTTTAGAAATGGTGCAATTACTCCTGATGGAAAGGTTATTAGTATGAAAGAGTTGACAGGGAATCAATCTGTTTATGTTTGGAGGCCAGGTACTGAAAACGTTGAATCAACAAGTATTAATTTTGATAGTTCAAGTAGTATTCAATCTCATGCAGGAAAATTGTTTACAGTGAAAAATACAACAACAGAAAATAGAATCTATAAAGTTGAAAGCCTTTCCTATGCCGAAGACGGTTTAATAGAAGTAGCAGGTAGTCATGCTCCTGTTAATGCTTCAGATCAATTAACTGTCTTACAAGGATGGGATTCAGACACTCATTTTAAAATCGAGAGGACTTAATGGCAAACGAAGTTGCATTTCCAGCAGGAATAAAACCAAGTTCTAGAAGTTTTTCTCCTGGCACGTATCCAAGTACTAATTTTGAATCGTTAGATGGTACAAAGACACATATTCGTTATGGTAATAAGCAAGTAAATGCTACGTTGCAATTAGGTTTTTCTAATATCACTGATGAACAGGCTTTCGACATCCTTGAAAATTATCGATTAGTTAATTCTGCTTGGGACTATGTAACATTCAACCAAGATTCAGGTTTGGCAGGTGTTGGAGGAGATGGTCACACTGACCCATTTGGGAGATTGACAAACTTAGCTGGATATATGGATGCAATTCCTCTTGGTTTAAAATGGCGTTATTCTGGACCCCCAACTGTAACAAGTACCTTTAGAGGTTTGAGTAATGTAAGCTGTAGTTTTGTTGCTTGTTTGGATGCGCCTATATAATAAAAGCAATGTTTAAATTTTAGGACTGTGGCTGGTTATTACAGTGGCAAAGATGGGAAATTACTTCTGTCTAAAACCGATACAACAGGAAGTGCTACTTTTTCAGAAGAAACTATTGGCCAAGTTCAAAGCTGGAGTTTTTCTCAGTCAATGTCTGTGCTTGAAGCCACAGCAATGGGAGATACTGACAGAGTAATAAGAGCAGGAGTTAGAAGTTACTCTGGGTCTTGTAGAGCTTTTTATTACACAACTTCGTCAACAACAGCTCCTAATGTTGGGAACTTTTTAAAGGAAGCAATAAAAGTAGGATCTGATGCTGGAGATGCTACAAATGAAGAATCAGGTCAGTTAAAATTAAAGCTAAGACTTGAAGAAGGAGCTGGTGGCTCAAATGCAAGAGATATAGTCTTTTCAATTTTTATAACAGGCGTTTCAATGAGTAGTGCTGTTGGAGAAATTTCTTCTGTTGATTTTAATTGGGAAGCAAATGGAGCACCAATAGGACTTGATAATTTTGTAGATTAAATGGCTGTTTATTTTGGACAAAATGGTGAAGTAGAGATCAGAAGAGACACATTATCTTCTCCTTTACAAACCAAGTTAGATCCACATGATGTCAATACGGGATCAAAACGATTTTCAGTTGATAGATCTTCTGGATCGTTAATTACTGGAGATCGTGTAGAAATTGCAACAATTGATAAGAGCACGTTAGAACTTGTAAGTGGCCATGCTGAGAACGATGGGACTTGGTATATTTATGTTGATAAAATGGGTGGAATTAGATTATTTACTACTTTTGCGGCTGCTATTACAGGAAGACAGTCAGATGCTTTAACCCTTGTAGCCCCAAGTGCTTCTAAAAATATAACAATTAAAACTGTTAATTCTAGATTTAGACATTTAGCCAGAGTCCGAGATTTTGAAATCACTACCAACAGAGATCAAATAGACTTAACTCCTTTAGGTGCTCAGTTTAGAAAACAATATGAAGCAGGGTTAATTAGTGGTCAAGGAAACTTAAATTGTTTGTGGGAGCATAGTTCAGATTTGGCTGATAATACTGCTGTTCAAGATCCAGAATTTCCTTTTTATCTTTCTCAATTGATAA